CAAAGGGGCCGTCAGTTAAGGTTCCGACTATATCAAGTATAGTCAGAGTTGCAGCTGTCTTTTAACGCTGCTCGAGGAGCTTACTCAGCTCCCGATGTAACCTCTTTGCCCTTCTCTGAAGGGACATCCGGTACACGAATCGATGCAACACGCTTTATCGAGTCTAAGAGTTTCTCGTGAAGCGACTTGCCTATATGACCGTCATTTACTGGCGGTTCTATAGTTGGGTCATGCAGCTTAGAATAATTGACGGCTAATTTTGCCGTCTTTATTACTAATTGGCGTACATCTTCAGATAGCGATTCCAATGGAATTACTAGTTCGTTGAATGTACCTCCATCACCACTGACTGTCGCTTGGCGATAGAGTTTCAACTCTTTCGTTCTTGAGCAGTATTGTGTCATCGGGACCTTCTTTATGATTGTTTTCGATGTGGGAGGGCCTTGGCTCTTCTTAGGTTTCTGATTAGTAGTCTTTACAGGCTTCTTATCTTTGTTAACCTTAGTTTCTGCCTTCGGTGGATTCTTACTTGCCCGTGTAGGATTAGCTGCTTCCTTACCATTGGTAATTTGCGACTCTTCCTTTAAGGAATTTTCGGATTCTTCCGAGATATTGCTTACTGGTTTCTTTGTCGTTCGGGTCATTGTTTACAATGCTCCATAAAGTGATTGGGCGCCTTGGCGCTTTCTCAACGTTTAAAATAGAAAATCCGTACTTATCAAATGCCCATGAAAAATGGCGCTTGATAAATTCCGGATGGATTAATGACTGTGATGCTAAATGCATCATTAAGGATTTATCTACTATCTCCGAGAAATTCGGCGAAGTAGACCTGTCATATGTCCTATTGCTTGTGCTTGCACAGTAGTAAGACGTCTGTATATTGGCCGGTAACCCGGTCCAATCAGAGACAGTCACGTTAGCATCCATATAGAATGCCAATTCACTGGTAGTGCACGCGTAGGCGACTGGTTTGTCCCAGTAGTCATAACGACTAGCAAGTGTATTGAGCATAAACTCAAGATTGCCACTTTTATCGAAATCGTAAAAATCAAATAACGACTTAGACAAGGTGTACGCACTAATATTATCGACTCTCAATATATCATTGAGGTAATCTTTATATTTTGTGTTCTTCGGTGACCAATTAAGCCCTCCCATGTTAATGGGGAGCATAATAGGATCACTTAAAAGAAGCTGTTTTTTGTATAAGCACTTTAAAATGCGCTTTCCGTAAAACTCAGCCGCAAGTACTATTGAACTATCGGTCACAAGATTATCTTGGACCGTTATTGAAGATAGTACGGCATCTGGTAGTATTACTTTCTTACAGAATTCACCTATCTCACTTGATGAGACAGACTTCTCTAAGTTAATTTCTACTCCCAGTTCTGTCATGGTGACATAATACTCATCAGCGATTTTATCGTCGAAGATTGTTACATCATCACCAACAACAGCAAATTTATTTTGCCATTGAACTTTCACTTTAGCTGCACAATATCTAAGTATGATATAGTGTGTTAAAGCTGCTAAGTGGAAACTTGGACCATACCCCATGGGTTGGCCAACTTTCCAACTGACAGTATTCACTTGGAACTTTATCTTTTCAAGACCATGAATAGCCCAATCGGACTTTATCATAGCATGAATTGATGCTTGGTCAAATTCCGACAACCACCCTTTGTCTACTAGCTTAGTTAATACTAAGTCTTGTAAGCCAAACGGCAAGCGGTCTGTAAATGCAGTGGCGTCGTAGCCGTGCACTTTTTGACCCAAGGCCAGTGCATCACTCACCTGTTGCTTCGCAGCATCTTGTGAATGTGTATGCATCTCTGGGATTATTTTTGTTAATTCCCCGAGCATACGCTTAGCTGGTTCTCCCATAGCTTGTAATACAAGGTATGGTGAAGCAACTGCCCTAAGCTTCACAGATTTCTCCTGAATGAATCCTATAACGCCACCAACATGTGACGTCGTGGGACCAAACTCTCGGATTCTGTTAACGATCGTGTCCTGATCCCCATTTCCTGTGAGGCATGCTGCCACGCAAGATGGGTACTCAAGGACGAGGTTAAACCATTCTGGATTCCGTAAGGGTTCCAGCGTGAAAACCTCAATATGCGTTCTGGTTTTGGTTTTTAAGCCAGACCTAGTGCATATAGGGGAAGATTTATTACGCTCTGGCTGATGAACCAGAGATACGAAATCCCCCCAACCAGTTTGTGGATCGGGTAGTGACA